CATACCAGTTGAATCTTGAAGTATTAATACTTGTGATGTCCAATCTACAACATTATCTCTATTAGTCCAAGAGAATCCATTGTTTGTAGATGATTTTAATACTACTTCATCTCTACCATTAAAAACTAATGCTCTTAATGTTCCATCTGGTTCTATTATAAATTGTGAGTTGTTTGCTACTCCACCTTGTGGTCCAATACATCTACCATGATTAGTATTGAATAATATAGCACTATCTGTTACTTGTGGATTAGTTACATTAGCACCACTTGCTGTTGGATCAGTTGGTCCTGGAGTTGGGCTTACAGCAGTAGTACTAAATGTATATACATAATCAGCGGCTAAGTAATCCTCTTCTACTGGTGATGCACCTGTTGGTACACCATATGGTCCATTAGAATAACCAGATACAGTTACTTGATAAACTGTTGAAGATTGTAAATCATAATCTGGGGTAAATATTAATCCTAATGTTAATGTTGATAGTGCTCCAGAAATAGCAGTTACTGTTCCTGGTACTCCACTTCCATCTATATCTTCGAGTCCAATCATATCATCAGTAATAACACTATTTACCCCATCTAATGATTTAACTATATAGTTATTAATATAACGTGTATCAGTAAATTCCCATTGAAAATTTGTATCTACATCTACATTAACTTCACCAGATGCAGGAAGGGCTGTTCTTATTGATAAAAATGACATATTTACCTCTTATATTATTAATGCTAGTACTGCCATTATTAGTGCGGTACCGCATGTTGTGCCTATCCACCAAGCAATTCTATTTAATCCATTTACTTTATTTTCTACTAATGCTATACGTATGGGTTGATCAATGGTTGTTTCTATATGTTTCTTAACGTACGACATATCTATTTTTAATTCGGTTAATGCCTTTAGTATTTCTTCTTGTGCGTCCATAGTGATCTCCTAGTTAAATAGAGGGGCTTTTTAAGGCCCCAATATATTAAACGTTTTTAGTGAGACCTACACCATATGCGTCTACTAACAACTTCTGGTCAGCAGAACGCCAAGCCATAAGATCGAATGCACGAGCAGTTACGTTATCATCAACGTCAACACCAATATCTTTCATATATGCGAAACCAACGGCTTCTTTTGCAAACATTGAACCATGATATTGTCCATCAGTTTCTACCTGAGTAGAGATGAAAGTTGGTACACCATAAGGAGCAGCAACATAACCATTCATTGAAGGATAACCTTCAGCAAATCCTTCTACGATTTTTGTTCCTACACCAGCAAATGTAGAAGCATCACCGAAATCATCCTGTATATCAGCCCACTGTTGTGGAGCAAGTACACAGAAATAAGGTTTAGGAGCATCAGCAGCTTCAAGAGTTGCAATTCCACTTCTAAAATCAGCAGCAGTCATTGTTGCACCAGAATCTACTTGTGCATTAAATACACCAGATCCCATAATAGCAAGAATCTCTTTATCTTCACCCTGAGCAAGAGCTCTTCCAAGCTGTTCACCATAAGGAGAAAGATCAGAAAATGGATCAGCATGTAATACTCTTTTAGAGATTTGTACATATATACCACGTTCTACTGGAGTAAGTGTTACACCATCACTAGACCAAGCTGTGCTTGTTGTAGCTGTTCCTTCAGTAAGACTAGCTTCCGCTAACTCTTGAAATCTTGGCATTACTATTGAACCTGCACCTAATGGTACATCTTTAACTGTTACCAGATTACGCATGATACGTGAACTGTAAGCAGCCGATTGAGTTGTTTCTGATACGATTTGACCTACAAGGTCATTCAGAGTAGTACTATTTGAAATACCCATAATATTATTGTCCTATCTATATTGTATAATTTGTATTAGCTTGATTAGCTAAAAGGCCACGATATTTGTCCCTAAGTTGAGCTCTCGCTACTGGGTCATTCTTTATCGCACCTAATTCACTAACTGTAGATCTCTCTAAGTTAGAGTTAGTTTTTGGTGGAGACATAGGAGTCTTTCCTACTATCTTCTGTGGTTGTAATTCAGCACTAAACTGTGGATAACTCTTCAAGAACTTATCTACTGCTTTCTCAGGTGTCTGGCCATCTTCTAGATTTACCCATGATGGGTCAGCCTTTATACCTCGTTTAGTAAACTCATCATTAATAGTTCCAACAGTCTTGCTTTCACTTACTGTCTTCTCTAATGTTGAGAACTTCTCTTCTGCTTCTCTCGCCTTTACACGATATGAAGCTGCTTCGTCACGTATTGATTTAACATATTCTGCAGAATAACCTGTATTCTCAGTTCCTTTATCATCAGCCATCTAGACCTCCTTGATTATTTGTTCGTTTCCGTTAGGATCTTCAAGATCCTGTTTTACTTCTGTGTTTTTGGTAAGTGATTTATTAAACTCGAGGTTAGCACGAACCTCTGCTTCTGCATCCGCCTCATTTAAAGTTGGATTCAGTTTTAATACTTCATCTATTGGTGTTCTTATTCCTAATTTTATATCTTCTTCTAGTAATTCACGAGTTTGATCAAATGGCATATAGTCATCTGGGAAATGTACCAATATATTATCAATTGGTTCCATTCCTAATCTCTTCAATATCATATTAGCTAAGTTAAGTTCATATGTCTGATATCTATTAGACTTCTCTGTAAACACACCTTTAATTGGTGCCCATTTAATGAGCAATTCAACACCAGATGTACTACCTGTTGAGTTACCAAGTACACTTATTTTAGGCATACTTGATGTCTCATATATTTTATCTTCTAAGTATGATAGAAACTCCATTGTTTCACCGATCTTAGGATTTAATTGTAATGCTCCTGCTGATGCACCAACTGGTAAGCTAATAGCTGTACCTGGATGTACTGAAACACTCTCTCCATTAGAGAAACCATTTAATACAATTGGTGTAGCTGCTTGCATCTTGATCGTATAACCTAGATTAGTAGCAGTTTGGTTATATGATGCATTCATTTGTCTTACTGATGTAGTTGGGGAATGACCTAAATATTGTGTTATAACCTCTTGTGCCTTGAATGATACAAATGGTATGTATCCTAATTCATTAACCTCTGAACCAGATTGAACTATCCCATCTCTTACTTTATGTATATAACTATCTGTCCAAACTTCTGAATCTATTACTCTTTTAACCTGTATGTTTCCATTCTTGCCCCCACTTGGCATAGACACTAAGTCATTTATTGCTATGAGTTGTAATGCTTCTATTGATGTGTTATCATCTTCAGCTACAACACTGAAGTCAGCAGCATCAAATACTCTTAATTCTATAGGAGAAGTATTCTCTGATTCTTCATCTGGTACTCCAACGAATACTAACGCTGTGCCTGTTAATTCAGAACTAAGATCTACCTGATGTAGTATGTCATCTATCTGCATATTCTCATATATTGATTCTAATGCTTTTACTGATGCAGCTGGTCCATCGAACTCTCTTACTAAAGGTCTAGTATATAGTAAAGATGAACGCTTAGTGATTACTGGATTAGATAGATTAACTGTGATAGCATCCATGTCTTCATTGACTAGACTTAAATACTTCTCTTGTCTACCATAATAGAAATCCTTATTAGTTAGTGCACCTTCACGTCTCTTCTTCTCATCGTTGCCGAAAGAGTATGCATTAGTTGTAATTACTATTGAATTAGGTATTGTATCATTCATTTATATTTCCTTTTTTTGACAATCAGTACATGTGTATGGTGGCTCATTTACTGGTGTATTGGAGATGAAAGGGCGACGACATGAATTACATCTCTTCATCACTTTCTGTCTAGTGCTACCATTAGCATAGGCGTTTAGACCTGGTGTAGAGGCAACATATTTCGCATGATCGAATTTATTAACAAAGAAGTAACGTACTGCATCACATAAATGATCATGTATATTATCTTTCAATGCTTCTTCTTTAACACTTCCATCCTTCTTAACAGTATATTGATAACCATTAAATGAACGTATTGTGTTGGTGCAATTCTCTGTTATAAAGTACTTAGACTCACCAAGACTGTTCTTAATGTAACTTCTTGTCAATGCAATTCCTGCATTAATCCTACTACCTTTATTAATTACTTCAAACCCTTGGTTTCTCATCATGTCAACAGGTGATAGACCAGATGATAGCTCATCAGCATTACCTGCTGGATCACTATAACATATATTCATATCGCCTTGTGTTAGTCCATGTGCATGTAGTGTTAGACGAATTAATTTAATTATATCTTCCATTTGCGTCTTCGTAATATATATCTCATCAAACTGTATGATCTTGTCATTAGTTGCCCTGTCTACTGCCATGAATGCAATTGCTGTGTGATGTGCATAACCAAAATCCATACCTAAGAAAACATCATACTTATCAGGTGATGGTGACCAATTAGGTATAACATTATAGCCTGTAAACTCATCGTATACTCTACCTGCTTTAGTTATAAACTTGGCACAGTATTCTTGTAGGTATTCGTCTCTACTTATCTCTGATTGTACTGCTAGTAATTCTTTATCACTGATTAAAGGGTTTAACTCTGTAGGCCACAAGTACTTAGACCAATCTGATGATTTATTATCATATATATCTTTGAACCAGTTAAATCCATTAGGTGTGCTTCCAATGATGGCTGAACCATTCTTATCTGATAGTGCTGGTCTTATAATCTTTGTCCATACTTCCTTCTTAATGAAGGCAGCTTCATCAAGTATAGCAAGTGTTAATCCTCTACCTCTTAATGAGTCAGGATTATCAGAGCCTTTAAAGTATATAGTTGAACCATTTTTGAATACAACTTTAAGTCTTGTATTATGTATAGTGTGGATGGCAGGAGCAAGTACTTGAGCAAGTTTAACAAATTCATCAAAGCCAATCTCTTTAGCGGCATTATAGGTTGGGGCTACCCAGAACACCATACGGTTAGGATTACTTAAACAATGCTTAATAGCATCTTGGAGGAACGCAACGCTTTTACCTACTCGTCTACCACCCACTACTATTTTAAATCTAGACTCATCTGCATGTAGTATCCCTTGATACCCCATTGGTCTATATGGTATCTGTAGTTCCATTAGTGTCCCATGTAAATGTAATACTAGACATGCTATCTGTTTTAGCACTCTTTTCTAGATTATCTAAATGATCTAATATGATTTTAATGTGTTGGAATTTTCCTTTTAATGCTTCTTGTGCTGCTACCTTGTATATCTCTGGTACTATATCTCGTAAGGCTACTTTAGCTGATGTATATATTGCTTCTTTGAATTGGTCGTTTCGTCTCCATTTAGAAATGGTTTCTTTTGAGACGCCAACCTTTTCCGCTACCATAGTGCAGTTGTACTTGCCAGTAGCAAATAGTTCTATTGCTTCTAGTTGTCTTGGTGAGAAATCGTTACCTGTTAGTACTCCATCTTCTGACATATTATGCCCCCTATATGTGGTAGTATATAATATTCTACCTACAAGATGTTCTTTTTTCTTTTCTAGACAACATTTAATATACAAATGACCTATATTACTATTATATGAGGCAAGGTATGCGTCATAACTAATAAGGAGATAAGTATGAAAGATATGAAATGTAATGTGTGTAATAAGGATTTAGTATTTATAGATGATGGTGGTACTGATAAAGCTTATGTAGCTTTAGATTTATGTTTTGGTATTAATGGTGAAGATGAGAGATTATTCATAGAACGTATGGTTGGACCATATGAAATAGATAAACATTATAGAATTTGTCCAGAGTGTTGGTTAAGAGCTCTTGGTGTGAAGGAGAAATAAGATGAAATATATTACTAAGAAATGTTTGAAGTGTGGCGTCGTCAAGACTTCTAATAACTTCCATAGAGCTAAACAGAATAAAGATTGGTTACAATCATATTGTAAAGAATGTGGTACCAAGGTGACCCGTGAGTGGCAGCAAGCTAACAAAGAGACATGTAATGCCATTA